GAGTACGACAGGATTGGAGTATGAAGATTGAAGTTGTTAGTTTTGATGAAGCGGCAGGGGTGGCGGAGGTAGACGCCGATGAAGAAGGCAGGCAGTACCTTCTGGAGTTGGGGTTCAACGCCCTGATTATGAAAGCCTTGGAGGGACTAGAAGATGAACGAGAAAAGAACCAAAGCGTTTAACGAGTGGTGGTTGTTGAAGGCTACCCCCGATGGGCGCATGACACCTAGTGCAATCTGGGATGCAGCTTGCGACTGGATGAAGCAAGAAATGCTTTACGAACTTAAAAGGTGGACTGATGAGGAAGATGAAGGCGGAAATGGACAAGGTTGAATACGTTCTTGCGCAAGCCCAGTCCGCAGAAAATGTTGTAGTAATCTGTTTTGACGTTGACGGCGAAATGGCTTTGTATTCAACTATCACTAATGGCCCTGAAATTTTGTGGTCACTCGAGATAGCTAAATCTCAAGTTCTTGAGATGGGTCAACCGGAGGATGCGTGATGGCTCTAGATATTATTACGTGGCTTATGTTGTACATCATGTTTTTGGCGGCTATGTTGCTCACCTTCCTAGGTATTGACGCATACAAAGAATGGAAGAATAGAAATGATTGACTTCATGCAGAAGCAGTTTGACATTAGTCAAGAACTAATTCGGCTTATGAATCGTGAACACGAACAGCGAAACCGTATCCTTGAACGGTACGAGGATGAACTACGAGAAAAAGACAGGCAAATTGCCAAACTTCAATCAACTATTGAGGCGCTAGAAGTTTTAGTGAAAAAATAAATGAACACGATATACATCTGGTTTAACCTACTAATAGTTATAAACGGTCACTGGGTGTATATAGATTCATTTGAAACCTTAGAAGAGTGCCAAGCAGAACGTGCCGAATTAGAAAAAGAATACCAAGGAAACTACTACTGCTTACCTGCGAACGTAAAGAAAGTATGAGACATGCGGGAAAAACAGCGGATAGCAGCACGAAAGCATTACGCCAATAACAAAAAGAAAGTAATAGCCAAAGTACAAGCGTACAAGGCTAAGAAGCGAGAAGAGTGGTGGGAGTATAAAAAAACTTTGAGTTGCACTAGTTGCGGAGCCACGCACCCTGCTATCATTGACTTCCATCATGTCGATAGAAACGACCCCCACAAACAAAAAGTGCATCAATTAGTACAGAGCGGTAGATATCACGCCGCTTACGAAGAGATAAAAAAGTGCCTCATCCTATGTGCCAATTGCCATAGGATTCATCATTGGGAAGAACGTAATCAAGAACTATGAATTGCAAATGCGGAGCGGAGACTAAAGTTGTAGATACCCGACCTGTCGGGGGCAAACAAAAGCGGCGTAGAGCCTGTTTAGAATGTGGCAATCGGTTCAATACGTTTGAAGTTCTTGAGTCCGAACTGACACTACACGGCGTTGATATACCCGAAGAAAAACCAAAGAACGTAGAAAAGACTCCTTACGTTCGTAAAGAAGTCGCAGAAAAAATAAACGAAAACAAAAAGAAAGCGCGACACCTCATTGAAGATATGAAGTGGCAGCGCGACATGGAAGAAGATTTATTCTGGAACGGAGATTACCAAGATGAGCACGCATACTAATGAGGCTGTAGACCACCCCGAGCATTACCAAAGCCCTTTTCAAATCGAGTGTATCGACGCCATCGCTGCGGCCACTCATGGGCTTGAAGGTCTAGAGGCAGTCTGTGTAGGCAACTCCATCAAATACTTATGGCGTTGGAAGAGAAAGGGCGGGGTCAACGACTTGCGTAAGAGTCGCTGGTACCTCGACAAACTCATCAACCACCTAGAGTCGGAGATTGCCAAGAATGCCGAAACTACTTGACCAAATCTTATACAAGCATTCGTCCGACCAAGTAAAAATATTGCTAGACCGGATGGATAGTCATCCCGACGAGTTCACTAAGCAACGGATAGGGGTATGGGGTTCTAGAGACCTGCAATGGATGGAGTTGGCTGAACACGGTACCTTCGGTTCGTTTGAAAGGTGGGCCGTAAACCGCAAACTAAAAGCACTAAACATCAAAGCAAGTAGAGACCGCATACTAGACCTTCTTATAAATAGCGGCGACTCTGGCGAAGAAGACTACCCAAAAAAGAAGTGGATAAAGACGTGATGCAAATCATCACCATAGATTTTGAGACGTACTACTCACGGGAGTTTTCTTTGTCGAAGGTTACGACAGAGGAGTACGTGCGGTCTTCTGAGTTTGAAGCCATTGGCGTGGGAGTTAAGGTAAATGACGAAGATGCAATATGGTTCTCGGGTTCGCACAGTGATATTCAACAATTTTTGCAGAGTTATGATTGGTCTCAATCTATTGCTGTGGCCCACAATGCTCCTTTTGATGCCGCTGTACTTACATGGCGTTTTGGCATTAGCCCTTACATGTGGGTCGATACTCTTGCTATGGCTCGTGCTATCGAAGGACTGGAGCAAGGTAACAGCCTCAAGAAATTGGCGGAAAGGCACAATCTGGGCGTCAAGGGCACGGAAGTTCTGGATGCGCTAGGCAAAAGACGGCGTGACTTTTCCCCCCAAGATTTAGCGCAGTACGGTGAGTATTGTAAGAACGATACCGAACTGACATTCAAACTCTTCAACGTATACCTATCACAAGTCACACCGCAAGAACTACAGATTATTAGCCTCACGACCAAGATGTTCTCTGAGCCGGTCCTCGAATTAGACGTTGAGCTATTAGAACAACATCTTGAGGCAGTGCGGGATAGAAAGTCGAAACTGTTGGAAGCAGCAGAGGCTGACCGCGAAACACTCATGTCAAACGATAAGTTTGCAGAGTTATTGAAGTCCATCGGTGTAGACCCCCCGCGCAAGATTAGCCCGACTACCGGCAAGGAGACTTGGGCGTTCGCTAAGACGGACGAGGGATTCAAGGCTCTGCTTGAGCATGAGGACGAGACGATACAGACATTAGCCGCAGCTCGGCTGGGCACTAAGTCCACACTTGAAGAGACCCGCACACAACGGTTCATCAACATCGCCAAGCGTGGCAACCTCCCTGTTCCTCTCCGATACTACGCAGCACACACTGGCCGGTGGGGCGGAGATGACAAACTCAACCTGCAGAACCTGCCGTCTCGCGGTACAAATACTCTTAAGAATGCAATCATCGCCCCGGAAGGATACGTAATCATTGACGCCGACTCCTCGCAGATTGAGGCACGGGTGTTGGCGTGGTTGGCAGGACAAGTGGATTTAGTTGAGATTTTTGAAAAGAACAATGCGGAAATTTTGGCGGGCGTAAAGAAGAAAGACTATAAATATGACCCGTACAAACTAATGGCGTGTCAGATATACAATAAATCTCCAGAAGACGTAACAGACCAAGAGCGGTTCGTGGGTAAGACTACGATTCTTGGCGCAGGGTACGGCATGGGTGCTGAGAAGTTTAAGATTCAGTTGAAGAACTTCGGCGTGGATGCTTCGATTGAAGAGTGCCAGCGCATCATCTTTGTGTACCGGCAGACCTACCCCCGCATTCCTGAATTATGGAAACAAGCTGGACGTTGTCTAGACGCAATGATTCAAGGAGCAGTTGCTCCCATCGGGGTTCAACCTCAAGCACTGAGTATGGACGAGCGCGGGTTCCGGCTACCTAACAACTTTCACATCAAGTACAACGACCTCCGTAGCGAGATGGATGGCTATACATATAAATCACGCAATGGACGAACCAAGGTCTACGGTGGTAAGGTAGTAGAGAATCTATGCCAAGCGATAGCGCGGTGTGTGATTGCCGAGCAGATGATTCTTATGAGTGAACGGTATCGAGTAGTACTTACCGTGCATGATGCTGTTGCATGTGTTGCGCTAGAGCAAGAAGCTGAAGAGGCCAAGAAGTACATAGAAAAGTGTATGCGGACCAAGCCGGAGTGGGCAGCAGAGTTACCACTTAATTGCGAATCCGGATATGCACGAAGCTACGGAGAGTGTTAATGACAACCAAGCTAGAGAAGAAAGTAGAGAGGGAAACCGCAATCATCGAGAAGATGGTCCCGCTGATTGTGTCTCTTTATCCAAATAACACTATGGGATTCCGGCTCAAACATAAGCACGAAGAAATCATCGTGGACCTTGAGACCATTTACCGGTATGCCAAAAACCTAGCCATCGCAGGGAAAGCAAGGGTCGTATGACAGATTACACTTGGTCTTATTCAGCACTGTCCACGTTTCAACAATGTCCCCGTAAGTACTACCGAATCAAAGTTGTTAAGGACATCAAGGAACCGATGTCCGAAGTCATCCTATACGGGCAAGCGCTCCACAAAGCAGCAGAAGATTACGTTGGCAAGAGCAAACCAATTCCGGAGAAGTTCTCGTTTATTAAGCCTTATCTGGATGTGTTCCTGACTATCGAAGGTGAGCGCTACTGCGAATATCGTATGGGGCTGACCAAGGAACTGGAACCTTGCGAGTTCTTTGCTAAGGATGTGTGGCTACGAAGCGTGGCTGACCTGCTGATTATTAGTGGAGACACCGCCTTCTTGGTTGACTATAAAACCGGCAAGTCCCAGTACGCCGACACCAAACAGTTAGAACTGATGGCGCTCTGTGTATTCAAGCACTTCCCGCAAGTTAAGTTAATTAAGGGTGGACTGCTGTTCGTGGTAACCCAAGAATTCATCGAGGCCGAATACACCCCCGAAGGACAGAAGGAAGCATGGATGAGTTGGTTCGATGAGTTGATTCGCCTTGAAGGTTGCTACGACTCAGAGACATGGAACCCCAGCCCTAACTTTACTTGTAAGAAGTTTTGCCCCGTAACGGATTGCGAGTATCATGGCAATAATGGCCGTTAGGAGGACACCATGCCGTACGTAAACAAACCGAGACCTTACAAGAAAGAGTGGGAGCAGCAGAAGGAACGCAACGAGAAAAAGCCCCGTGCTGCAAGGGAACGCGCAAGATATGCGATGGACAAGAAAGGGGTAGACCGGACAGGAAAGGATATCGACCATGTCATTCCGTTATCCAAAGGGGGCACCAACTCGCCCAGTAATCTTCGGCTCAAATCTCCAACAAAAAACCGTTCCTTCTCCCGAAACTCAGACCATACCGTCAAACGGAACAAGCCCAAGCGATAATGGAAATTATCAAAGACAAGGTGTTGTTGGTGAGAACCAAGACACCGGAGAGAATAACCGAGACGATTGAGGGTAGTAAGGCGCTGACAGAAAATGACGGTATCCATATGGTTGCCGTCAACTGGAACTTAAATGCAGCACAGTTGCTGAAGCGACTAAAGTTTAAGTCCGTGCCGTCGCCAATTAATCGAGACTACAACTGGCCGGGGGTATACCCCCCTATGCAGCACCAACGAGAAACTGCTGCGTTCTTAACTCTTCACCCCCGCTCCTTCTGTTTCAACGAACAAGGTACGGGTAAGACTGCGGCGGCTATCTGGGCATCTGACTACTTACTGACACAAGGTGCAGTTAACCGAGTCTTGATTGTATGCCCGCTGTCCATCATGCAGTCCGCATGGCAGGCAGACCTGTTTAAGTTTGCAATCCACCGAAAGGTAGGTGTTGCTCACGGGCCAAGAGAAAAACGGAAGGAAATTATTTCCGCGCCATACGAATACGTCATCATCAATTATGACGGTGTAGAGATAGTCGCAAAAGAAATCGAGAAGGGTGGCTTCGACCTTATTATCATAGACGAGGCAAACGCCTATAAAAATCCCGGCACTAAGCGATGGAAGATTATGCGGAACTTAGTGAAGCCGGAAACTTATCTTTGGATGATGACTGGCACCCCTGCAGCCCAATCACCCGTTGACGCATACGGTCTAGCAAAGCTGTGTGTACCGGACAACGTACCCAAAGTATTCGGTGCTTTCCGTGACCGAGTCATGGAGCAAATCAATAAGTTTAAGTGGATTCCCAAGCATAACGCTAGTGAGACAGTACACGCTACTTTGCAACCGGCTATCCGGTATACGAAGGAAGAATGTCTAGACCTACCTGACATCGTGTACGTCGAACGTGAAGCTCCACTCACTCCGCAACAGAATAAATACTACAAAGAAATCAAGAACAAACTAGCAGCAGAAGCGGTTGGTGAAGAAATCAGCGCTGTTAACGCAGCAGCTAAACTGACCAAACTTCTACAAATCTCTGGTGGTGCGGTATACGCTGACTCGGGTACGGTCATTGAGTTTGACGTTTCAAACCGACTACAGGTGGTCAAAGAAGTAATCGAAGAGGCATCCCACAAGGTTCTTGTCTTTGTGCCTTTCCGCCATACCATTGATTTACTCGATGAGTATTTAACGCAGAACGGGATTCGAACCGAGATTATATGTGGTGACGTATCTGTAAGTAAGCGTACAGACATTTTCAATAGGTTCCAGACCCAAGATAACCCGCAGGTTCTGATAGTCCAACCACAGTCAGCAGCCCACGGCGTCACCCTCACCGCTGCAAATGTAATTATCTGGTACTCGCCTGTAACTTCTATCGAGACGTATCTGCAAGCCAACGCCCGTATCAATCGCAAGGGGCAAAAGAACTCCATGACGGTCGTCCACATACAAGGCAGTGCTGTCGAGCGCGACCTGTACAAGATGCTCAGCAAGAAACTTGATACTCATCAAAGCCTTGTTGACCTGTACAAAAATGCGGTCAGTACTTGACACAGTAAAATAACTAGACTAGCATTCACACATCGGGCATAGACCCGAGATACTTAGAGAGGTAATCCATGACTGACGAAACAGCAGTAGACACTGACGTTCTTGTCTCGGCCTACGTGGCTATCCGAGATGAGAAGCATGAAATCAAGCGAGACATGGAAGAGAAACTCAAGGCACTCGACGTGCAACTTGAGGAAATCTCCCGTGCACTTCTGGAAATCTGCGAAACCAACAAAGCCGAAAGCATCCGCACCGCACATGGGACGGTTAGTCGTACTGTAAAGACCGACTACTGGACCAGTGATTGGGAGTCGATGTACAACTTCATCAAGGAGCACGATGCGTTCAACTTGTTGCATAAGCGCATCAATCAGACTTCTATGAAGCAGTTTCTGGAAGAGAACCCCGATATCCATCCAGAAGGCTTAAATGTCAATCGGGAATACGAAATCCGCGTCACTCGTTCGCGCAACTCTTAAGAGGTAATCAAATGTCTAACGTCACCCTTTTCAAGAAGTCGGGTATCCCTGAGCACCTTCGCAACATCGGGGTCAACGACCTTACTAAAGCCCTTGCTCCGGGCGTCAACAACAGCCCGCTAAAGCGTATCTCCATCCGTGGTCGTGTCTTCCGCCTTGTTGTCAACGGTGAGGAAATGACCAAGAATGAGAGCAACAGCATGGAAGTGGTTATCGTCAACGCTTCCAAGGACATCTCGCGTAGTTTCTATGCTGGTGCCTACGACCCGAAGGCCGAAGTTACTTCGCCGGATTGCTGGTCTCCTGATGGAGTGAAGCCTGATGCCAGTGTCGAGAACCCGCAGCACCACAACTGCAAAGACTGCCCGAAGAACATCAAGGGTTCTGGAACTGGTGGCTCTCGCGCTTGCCGCTTCTCTCGCCGTCTTGCTCTGGCACTTCCTAATGATTTGGGAAGCGTCTACCAACTCGTCTTGTCTGCTACCTCCATCTTCGGGACCGGCGACCAAGAGCACATGCCATTTAATCAGTACCTGACATACGTTGTCTCGCAGGGGTTCAGCATTAACGCCCTCGTTACCGAGATGAAGTTTGATAGCAACAGCGACACCCCGAAGCTTGTGTTTAGCCCTGTCCGCTTCTTGGACGAAGAAGAATACGAGCAAGCTGTACGCCTTGGTGATACACAAGAAACCAAGATGGCTATCTCGGCACCGAAGATTCAAGCCAAGGCCCCTGCCGCCCCTGCCCTTGCCGCACCGGTCAAGGAACCCGCTGTTCACGAAGAGGAAGATGAGGAAGATATCCCTCCCCCGAAGGCCAAGAAGGCTGCACCTGCTGCAGCGGTGCCTAACATCAAGCCGGAACTGCAGGACATCCTTAGCAAGTTTGCCGCCAGTAAGTCGAAGGCCGTAGACGATGAGTGATACGGACTACCGAGGCTATAGCCAGAGAGTTGTTGACGCAAACAAGCTCGCTGACATTAGTAGTCTCGGTGTTCGTCTTGGTGCTTACTGCATATCTCGGGACATTCCAGTTGTAGACATCTCCGAGTATTTCGGAGTGTCGAAGATGACGGTTTACAACTGGTTTACCGGCAGGGTTATTCCACGTAAGACACAAGAAGAACGCATCCGAGAAGTACTAATGAGGGCGGGGGTGATAGACCAAGACTAGAGGCCGCTATGGCTATTCGTGAATTGTTAGGGCTAGTGCTCAGCGATGATGGGTGGTATTGCATCGCGGGTTTGGCTCCTGACGGAAGTGATAAAAAACCACGGCGGTTCTTCACCCAGTCTCTTGATGAAGTAGAAGGGTATGCAGCCCAACTTGTATCCGAGGGATATAACGCCTTCTTTTCCTTGGCTAAGTTTAAGGAAGGGCGAGGCCCCGAGGCTAAGCGTACGTACGCTAATGCGCTTAACAACAAGGCGTTTTGGTTAGATATCGACTGCGGTGTAGGTAAACCATACGAGTCGCAGGAAGAAGGGCTTAAGGCTCTGTCTGAATTCTGTGCCTCGTCTGGCTTGCCCGTGCCCACCATTGTTGATTCTGGCCGTGGACTGCATGTCTACTGGGCGTTAACAGAAACGCTGGAACCTGCGGAGTGGAAGCCTATAGCAGAACGCCTTGTACGCCTCTGTGACAAACACGGGCTTCAGGCTGATAACGTCTGCACGATTGATGCTGTCCGCATTCTGCGTATCCCCGACACTCTTAACTTTAAGTCCGACCCCCCGTTACATGTAACGGTCGTTCACTGGGGTGAAAATGTTGAATTAGAGCTACTCAAAAGTTGTTTTGGAGAACTATCTTCATCTTTAAGTGAACTGGGCGGTTTCGCTCCGGGGGCTGCGCGACCCAACGAACTGACAATGTCTCTCATCGCAAATCGTCAAGCTGTGTTTGCGAATATTGTTGACAAGATTGTTAGTGGGGAGGGCTGCAAGCAACTTGAAAATATCCTCATCAACCAAGCTGACATTGAGGAGCCTCTATGGCGTGCAGGTCTTTCTATCGCCAAGCACTGTAGTGATGGGCAGCAAGCAGTACACATCATTTCAGAACAGCACCCCGACTACGACGCGCGTAACACCGAGCGTAAGGTGGCATCCATCGCCGGACCTTACACATGCAGCAAGTTTGAGTCGCTAAACCCCAAGGGGTGTGAAGAGTGTAAGTACCGTGGGCGCATCAAATCACCCATCGTGCTTGGTAACGAAATTGTACCCGCGAACGAATCCACAATTGTGGAGCAAGAGCCTAGCGGAGCCATACGCAAGTATGAAATCCCCGAGCTACCGTATCCATATTTTGCCGGTAAGTTTAAGGGTATCTACCGCAACGTACCCGAAGCTGACCCTATTTTGGTCTATGAGAACTATCTCTTTGTAGTAAAGCGACTTCACGATAAGGAAGGCGACGGCGAGTGTATTCACATGCGGCTACACCTGCCGGTAGACGGAGTACGTGAATTCACAATCGTAGCCTCTGATATTGGCTCCAAGGAAGAGCTTCGCAAGATACTGGCGCATCACGGTGTTGTCTGCGGTGCAGAACAGATGAAGCTAATCATGGCTTATATCATCGACGTTATTAAGGACCTACAAATACAAAGGGAAGCAGAAATCATGCGTAATCAATTCGGATGGGCTGACGACGACACTAAGATTATCTTGGGCAGTAAGGAAATCAGCGCCACGGAAGTTAAGTACAGCCCCCCTTCGGCAGCGACCAAGGCTCTTGCCGCTTGGATGGAACCCAAAGGTACTCTGGAGGGCTGGAAGAAGTGCGCCAACGTCTACAACATGCCCGGCTTTGAGGCACAAGCTTTCGGCTTTCTGACAGGCTTCGGCGCACCACTTATGAAGTTTTTAGGTATGCGCGGTGCTCTGATTAATCTAATCAACAAAGAGTCTGGTACAGGCAAGTCCACTGTCCTCAAACTGTGCAACAGCATCATCGGGCACCCAGAAGAACTTATGTCTCAGTGGAAGGACACCTACAACCACAAGATTCACCGCCTCGGCTTGCTTAATAACCTTGCCTATACCTGCGATGAAGTAACCAAGATGACTGGCGACGAGTTCTCAGACTTCTCCTACAGTATCACGCAGGGACACAACAAAGGCCGGATGCAGTCACAGACCAACGCCGAACGCCCTAACAAGACCACGTGGGCAACCATCGGACTGTGCAGTTCTAATGCCTCGTTCTATGACAAGCTCCGTGCGTTGAAGGCTACACCCGACGGCGAGATGATGCGGCTTATCGAGTTTACGGTTAACCGTACGTCAAACCTAACCAAAGAAGAAGCTGATGAAATCTTTCAGCAGATGTATGAACACTACGGCCACGCAGGTCCTATCTTCTTTGAGTACGTACTGAAGAACAAAGAGCTTGTTTTGGAAACTCTCCGCTCCGTGCAGAAGAAGATTGATAAGCTTGTGGGTTTGGAAAGCCGAGAGCGTTATTACTCTGCTACCGCCGCAGCCAACATCACAGGTGGTCTAATCGCCAAGGAATGTGGGTTGATTGACTACGACATGGCGCGAATCTTCAACTGGACTGTTGAGATGTTGAAGTCGTTGAAGAACTCAATCATTGCACCGAATGAGGATTACGGCTCCACGATTGGTGAGTTTATCAATGAGAATTGGTTCAAGGTTCTGGTCATCAACGACCTTGCCGATAACCGCACGGGTATGGACCAGATTCCAATGATTGAACCAAAGCAGGAGCTGATTATTCGTATCGAACCTGACACGAAGAAGACCTATATCTCGGCTAAACACTTACGGGCGTTCTGCAGTAAGCAACAGATTCCGCTTCAAGATATGTGTATCAAGCTCAGGGAGATGGGTGCTTACGAAGGGTCCACTAAGAAGCGTATGTCCAAGGGCACCAAGATTCCTTCGCCACCTGTGGAAGCGTTCGTGTTCAACGACAAGATTATTGACCCCGAGGCGTTTATTCCGTCACTGACTGAGAAGGCCAATCTGGATGTTCCGGTGGAATAACACCACTTCTTGCAATTAAATCAAACACATCCTACAATTCGCTTGCCCGCAAGGGCACTTGGTTATCTCTCTCCTTGGCCCCGCCCCGTGCGGGGCAATTTTTTAGTCTTCGTCTTCTGCGTACTCGGTCATTTCTGCAGCGCGACCAAGGAAGGCTTTATTAACTCGTAAGCCACCAGCGCCTTCGGCCATCGCACGGACCTTAGCTCGCTTCTTCAAAGAATTTATAATTGTAGAGGGCTTGATGACTTTCTCAGGATTTGCCATGTTGAAGTCACCAATTTTTTCGAGCACTTCTGCTACGGCATCCCCATCCCCTGCTTCATAAGCCATAGCCAAGAAGTTCAACAAATCTTGCCTGCGGTTGTCGATTGACACTTCCATAGCCTTGGCTTCGATGTTGGCTGCTTGTCGTTGGGCCAAACGTTCCGGAGTAAAGCCAAGCATTTGGATGAAGGCTTCCTTACCTGATATGTCATCCAACAAAGTATCGCCCTTCATGGTCAGCGCACCCTCGGACGCAATACGCGAACCGGCAAGCAAATTCTTAAGAACCGCTGGGGAGACTGCTTCGAAGGCGCGGTAAGTATTACCGTCGTTATATCTCTTGACCGCCTCGGCAGCATTGATACCCATGCCCGCAACCGGACCTAGCAGGTTAATCATCACATTCTGCACATAGGACACTTCGTCTTGGTTACGCTTGATATCGCGGAACCACATGTCGGTTAGGTTAGTGCTCATGCGGTCAGACAGGGAAGCGCCGGTAAGTTGCGGCACAACGCCACGAGCAATCGAATCACCCACCACCCCGCCGAATACGGAGTGCAGCCAATTCTTGTACCAGTTTTCAACGTCGTACTCTTCTTCATCATCACCAAATACAGCAGCGAAAGCGTTTGCAATACCGCTGAAGATGAACCACACCGGCATACCCATCGTGCCAGCGAACAAGAACGACATACCCATCATGCCAGTAAATGCACGGCGGGCGTCTTGACGCATACGGATGGACTCTTCCATTAACTGTTGTGCTTCTTCAGTCTTACCAGCCGCCATCAGCGCTTTGTATTCTTCTTGACCAATCAGGCTAGTAGATTCATACGCAGTGCGAAACAGCAGGTAAGTCATGTGCTGTGCATATTGCTTGAACTGCAACAGAATCTTTGGCAGGTCGCCTTGGAAATAGCGCGGCTTGTTGACCGTCGAGTAGTCGAACATCGACTTGTAGGTCAGTTTCTTTGCCTGTTCAACAGCGTCCTTAAAGTTACCGCCGTTCTTCTTGTACGCTAAATCAAAAGCAGCCATGACCGTAACTTCGCGGTTGAAGCGCTCCGCCTTGTGGAAGGGGAACGAAGCGAAGGTCATAATCTTGTGCCAGCGTCCGGTGTAGTCGTTACTGGGTTGCTCTGCCAGACCCGCGATGTCGTGAGTCATGGAGATGTCGATAACACCAGCGTCCACGAATGCTTGATACGCCTTCTTCTCTACTTCGCTGAGAGCGGGACTTCTACCTACTGACGGGGTGTCAAACTTACCTGCCTCGTCCTTCCAGCCAGCACCGCTAAGCGCCTTCATATATTTGGTAAGCGACTGACGTGCAGGACCCCAACCATAAGGACCGGCAAGTACCGGGTACCCAATCGTAGGTACCGCCAGCATGTTGACAATGGCAGATGCAGGGGCCGTAAGATAAGTCAGGAAGCTTAGATTAGAGAGTAGAGTCGTAATCCAGCTTTGTTCGGCTGGGCTTAGTGCTGTCTCAACACGCTTACGAATCTCATTAAGATAGTCGTTCAGAACACGGTTTTGTACATCTTGCTGTTCTGAAATAACTTCACCCGGCGCAGGCTTCAAATAACTTTCGGCTGCACTGAGGTTGTCCAGAATCTTTGGCGAGTACTCGTACCGTGCTTGTTGATATGCCATATGGAACATCGAGTGCGCGAAACTACGTACCATATCTGCACTGGCACCCGGCACATTCTTACGATGCAAGAACATATTGCGGATACTCTGGGACGGCAGGGTGGTGATAAACAACTCACCAAGCTCATCAAGAATACGCTCACGTAACTGTTCAGCAGACTCACCCGGAGTTGTACCAATCTTACTCTTGAGTTCTTCAAACAACCGTGCATTCTGCAAAGCCGTTGCAGTCATCGACCTGACATCGTTACCAGATGCAAACGCCTCTGAAGGATTCTTTTTTCTAGCGTCGGCCAACGCCTTATCTCTAGCAAAAGCACTCTCGAACATATAGAACTTCATGTTCACGCCGCTGCCTTCTTTGTACCAAAAATTCCCAAAGCGCTTCAGCGGGAAGTATGGGTCAATCGTATCTTTGAATTGGTCTTCAATCTTGGCATCAGCAAGAACTTTAGCCAGCGCGGTGTCTGCCGTTTCCTTACCAGAAGCAATTAGCTTCTGAGCTTGTTGAGCAACTTCATCTTCAAGCATCTGACGGATTTCTTCTTCCGTCTTTGTGGCGTAGGTCTTTTTGTAAACGGGCAGATTGCGTTGGATATATTCTTGAGCAGCACGCTCAGCGGCTTCTTTGGAGCCGAGGATACGACGAAACTCTCGTTCAATAGAGATTCGCTTGTAGTTATTTAGCGTGTCCTTGTAGAACTGCCGCATCTCGCCATACAGTTCTTGGGCTATCGCACCGTCCTTCATCTTGCCAAGACGTTCCCAATCTGCACGGAGTAGGGTATATAACTTCTTCTTGGTCTTATCTGAAGGTTCGTTAGGACTAGACGGGTCTACTTGATTTGACGTAGCCGTTTGAATAATCGTAGTAAGAAGTTGAGATGTAGCTTCGTTAGAGCTGTAGAGTTTCATCAACTTATCAAGGATAGGCTTGCCCTTTTGGATAGTCTTGTTGCGGCTATCCTGCATGCCTTCGATACTGCGAATAAGCTGAGACACTTGAGGAATCTTGGCCTCAAACCCAGCCTTACCAAACTCCACACCCATCATTTCTTCAATCTGACGCAGGGTGAATGCACCGAGCCAGTACTTGCGAGTCTGGTCCTTCATGGTCGCCCATGAGTTAGACAGAACGAACTTGATGTCGTCGAATGACTTAGAGTTTCTAATCTGGTCGCCGATGAACCTGATTGCACTAGGTTCTTCGTTGGAGTTGTTCTCATAGTACCCGCGCTTGGCTGCTCGGGGCGTGATGGTGCTGAAGGTATTGGGGCGCTTCGGAGCATCAAACAGCATTTCTACGTTACGCATAGTTTGGGACAGAACATTCTCCATACCAAACAGACGCATGACGTACTGCATGAACTTGCTCCACAAGTCTTTAGAAGTGTTCTTGTAGGGTATGCTTTGCAGTAACTTTTGGAACTCGTGGTTGGTAAAGGCTTCAGCTACAAACTCGTCTAAGTTAACAAACCCATACTTCTTCACACCAGAAGTGGTCTTGGCGTACTCGTAAAGCTTCTTCAGTTCTTTTACTGCACGGACCTGCTTATCCCCAAATGCTTCTGGGTTTTCGATGATTCTAGTTGTTGCCGCATGCATGACTTCGTGTAAGAACACGTAGTTCGTCTCTGCCATGCTGTCGTTTTCAGGGAGGAGGGAGATAGAATCTGTATCAGGGAAGTAAAGCCCTGCCCCCTTAGTAGTATCTGAGTACATCCCAGCTACATATTTTTGTAGTTCTTGAATAACTTCGTATAAATTTTCTGAGCCTTCTTTACCTTTAACTAAATCCAAAGCCATAGTTAAAGTGTCGTTCATCACATACAACCGCTCACGGTTGTTAATATTGGGGCTAGTAATATCTTCCATATTCTTGGCGGCTTCTTTGTACCCAAGAATATCTAAGCTTCTGCGGATGTAATCAAAATCCCTTACCATCCTAGAGTCCGGAGTAAAGTAGGATGCGAGGTTTTGCTCTAGATTGTCAAACCCAACCGAGGATTTAAGTTTGAGAGAAAGAAGTCTGGTAACAAGCTGTCTTTGGTAAGGGGTTAGATTCCCAACAGCCATCATCGCACGCAACGCACCATTGAGGTCGTTGTTTTTGATAGCCGACTGAACAGCCGGGTGCATAGTTCTGTTGAGAGGCCCAGTTACCTTTTCGGATGTGGGGAAAAACTCACGACGAGTTTCTCTTTCGGCTTCTTCGTATTCGCGTACGGTTGCGGCCTCTTCTTCCAGATACTCGCTGCGCTCTGCACGTTGACGGTCAATCTCTGCATCACGACGAGCGCGATTCTCATATGCCTTGCGGTAATTCTCAAACTTGCGGTTTACTTCCGGGGTGGAGTTAAGCAGCAGCCACTCTTGGAAGAACGGGGCCGTAGTTGCCCCCTGCCCGCTAAACAACTCATTACGAGGTGTGCCATATGCCATATCGAAGGCAGCGGCACGGAGTGCGGTATCAAAGTCGAACCGGCGGAAATAGTCGTGCGCAGCACGTTCAGCCTTATCTAACTTAGATGGGTCTTGGGCCTTTTGGCGTAAGCGAGCAAGGCTTTGCTTAGCCTGTGCGTAAGCATTAGTACCCGGAGTAACACCGAAGCCCTTAAGCTGCTGTTCTGATACGAAGTCGTTGAACGCCGTGCGTAGTTTATTTACGCCGTCGTAAGTGGTGAGGTCGGGAAGCTTGGTGTGACGCTGCAGAAAATCTTTCTGCTGTTCCGGTGACATAGCACCGATATTCTCAAACTCACGTGCAACTTCAGGACTTACTGGCTTGAAGTACTTACCAAAGAATTCTTTAACCAGTCCGGTGTAGTACGGCAACTCTTTGTCGTCAACACCAAGGTCTTCGTACATATCACGAATATCCCGGATAAGGCCCTTGTCTTCCGAGATGGCGCTGCGTTGCTTGTTCCCTTCAATTTCAGAAGGCGAGCTGGGTTGGATAGATGCAATGAACCGTTCTAAAGGAGCGGCACTAACATCAGTAACAAGGGCGTCGGATGGCGTGACAGTTTCAATCTTGGGGGCACCACGCTCTTCTTGCTCAACAGGCGCACCGAGGTCCAGCCCTTGCTGGGGAGTGGGGGCAGTGGTAGTTACCGGCGCAGTTCTTTGTTCCTGAGAAACTGGCTCACCTAAATCAAACCCTTGTTGTTCCCCCATAGCGGCACGGGGGGTAGATGGAAAGGCATCCGCAGGCATCTGGTCAATCTGTTCTGCCAAGTCCATCTGCGCCGTGTCAATTTCTTGTAGGCGGCTTTGAGTCTCAGGGGTTTGTTCTGCCTCCAACAAAGACCGACGTTCGGTTTCTAGCTGGTCGTATTGTTGCTGTAGAGTCTGAGCAGAGGGGAACGCAGCTTCGGCAGCAGCATCAATCGCGGCTTGTTCTTCTGCGGAAACGGACGGTGTAGTGGGCGTTGTAGCACCAGCAGCCTCGGCTTGGATAGCTGCGCGTTCGTCCTCATCCAACTCATCAAAAGCGTTCTTACCGGCGGGCACACCTTCACGAGCTTTCTTTTCTTCTCGGAACGCCGCCTTCTCTCGTGCGCCTTGAGCAGCGCCAGCAACACCACCGAAGAGCACCGAACCAGCGGCACCTGCGATACCTGCATCAACTACACGTTGAAATTCTTTGCTACCCCAGACATCAGAGTTCTCTGCAACAAACCTCTCTGCCGCAATACTAATTGCTTCTTGTGCGCCTTCGGTTAGACCTTCTGTAGCAACACCAATACCGATGTTACGCAGGGCGGACTTGATGATGCTGGGTTCTGCTCCCGATTTCTCCAGCACTTTCTCAACTACTTTCTGCTTGACTGGGCCAGTCAGCTTATTCAACACATACGCAGGGAATGCGGAATCAAGCGCAGCGGACACCGAGCCATAGAGCATGGCTACTCCCGGCTCCATCTGACCAGTTTCTTGGAATACGTTTTGAAAGATTTCGGGGGAGTTAAGTGCGTACGAGCCTAAATAAACACCAGCCGCTTGCCCTGCTTTTTGCCCAAGCGCTTGTTTGGCAAGTACTTCAGCGCCTTTCTCCGCAGCCATGCGACCAGCAACTGCGCGGCCAGCCATACCAGCGGCACCGCCCGGAATAAGTACAGTAGCAACGTTAGGGATTTGCTCAACACCGGCTTCAAGCAGATATGGCAGAACATCACCAAGCCCTTGCACATTACGATAGCTTTCGTATCGCGGGGCATACTTCTCTTGAATTTCTTTCTGGCTAGCGGCAGCTTCTTCCATCTGCCGTTGTGCATACTCATCCGCACCAACAGCCTTTGCTGCCATAGCGGGAATAATATCGCCGAAGGTAACACCCAATTGCTTGGTGCCCCGAGCAAGGGCACGACCTGTCATATCTAACAGGCCCATTTCTTCGGGTGGTTGTTGCTGAGCGTATTGGGGTAGTATCTTGTTTTTAATCGCATCCTCTATGTCCGCAGTTGACATAGTGTCTGGAAACCTAACGTCTCCAACATTAGGAATGCGAATGACAGGCATGACTACCCCTTACTCTATTTTGCCGGTCTTGGGATTATACGTGCCAGCAATTCCGCTTGTACCCAACGCGCTTTCCGTTGACAAGACCCTGTTAATTTCTTCATTCAGGATATTGTTTTGTGCGTCCTTATCACCAGCCTTGACCGCTTTGATATAGTCCGGACGCAGGGACGCACGTTCAATGGCCTTATCTCTAGCACGAAGTTTAGCTGCTTCTAGAGTAGATGTGCCACCCATCAGAGCAAACTGTCTAGCGGCGTATTCGGTTTGCTTTTCAATATCGTTCGGGAATAGCCTCTTGGCGTTATCAATAACGAACGACGCTTGCGTCGGACGCGCCGCCGCTGCGGCCTGTGCTTCGGCACTGAGCTTACTGATATCAAGCTGACGCAACTTGATTGCGAGGTCCCGTTCCGCTGCTTCTTGAGACAGATTAGTCGTTTGAATTCGACCTGCCTCTGCGAGCTGGGCCTGAACATCACTACGTTCAAATACTTGCGACTGTCTCTGTGCAGCGACCCTATCCTTTGCAACTTCTCGCTTGGCTTGAGCTACATCACGGCGGTTTTCTCTAAGGTCAGCAGCGGCTTCCTTACTACCTTCCTGACGGAAGCGATTTTGAGCATCGGCAAGTGCGAACTGAGCAGCATCAAGTTTTTCTTGCGAAGCATCCAGTTTTTCACGGGCGTCTGTGTAAGCTTGTAGGCCCTTCATAGCACCCTGACCAATATTAGTGAGTGCAAACGGAGAGGTGCCAGCAGCGGTAGCAAAGCCAGCTTGCATAACTGCTTCCCAAATACCTTGGGCGCGACGCTTCTCAATATCACCTTCCCGTTTCTTTAGGCGTTCCGCTTGTTCAGTATATGGCGCTTCACTAACCCCAAACGCTGCTTGCACATCCTTAACCCGTTGTGCGGCTTCCTCCGTCTTCAACTCAGGCGGAACATAGGTCTTTTCATCAAGATAAATCGGCTTGCTAAGGTCTTTTAGTTGCTGCATAACTTCTGGGGTATACACAGAAGTAGCCCGGCCAAGCTCAGTAGAAATACCACCAGAACCCGGAAGACTTGGGGTAGGAGGGGGTGGGGGGACTAAATCACGAATGCCACCTTCGGGAGAAGGCGGTCCGGGGGGCGGCGGAGGAGGCGGCGAGACAGCGGCAGGAGCGGGAACAGGTGGCTTAGATTCTCCAAAAATAGCACGACCTAACGGACTCGAAGTTTCTTCTGGTTTAGCCGACCGCATAACTTCAGCGCGTTGTGTTTTTAAAGCGTCTAATTGTTTATTAAGGGCGTCATAAGCAGCTCGTTGTTCTGGATTTTGCTGGGATAACCCAAAAAACCCACCAAGTTGCCTGAGCTTGGCTGTAATAGCAGCCATTTGAGCGTCGATTTCTCTAAGAGCTTCATTACGCGCTGTTACCAAATTACCAGTTTGGAACCGCTGAACTTCCCCACCATCTTCAAACGCAACGATGCCGCCGCCTGCCATGCTTTGTTCTTGGAACATGGTATCTGGTACGGGGAGAGCAGCAACACCCGGTTGCATTTGGGGTTGCATTTGGGGCTGAGGCTGTAACTGTGCGATGCCTTGTTGGGTAAGGTCCTCTGCTACGGTCTTTTGTGGAGCCTGCGCTTGAGATTGTTGGAACTCCTGCCGCATATTCTGACGACGCTGCAACTCGCCCAAAACAAGGTACTGCGGAACCTCGCCACTGGGGTTCTGTGCATATTGGACAAGCGCCTTGTCAGGCAAGCCTTTAAGCTGGTCTTGAAGTTTAAGGATGTTTGCCATATTCGTTCCTTACCTCATAACCTTGTCTAACATAAGCTTAGCTAGCCCGGTGTTGTAATTGCGCTTTACTTGGCCGCCCTTGGCAAAACCTGCGGCACGACTCAAACCGTACGCACCCGCCCCAAGACCCGCTATTTGAGAAACAATATTAGGGCCGGGTTGCGTAGTCTGTTGAACAGTGCCAAACAACGGGGCATTACCACGAACGATATCTGAATAAAATGCAATCTGTTCACGCGGGTAGCCGCGCTGTGCGAGGAAGTCTTGATACCGTTGGTCAAGAATGCGTTGCTCACGGGCCTGAATCTCGCTAGCAATCTGACGTTGTGCTTCAAGACGAGCGAGGTCTGCACGCTGACTAGCCCCAGCCAATTCACCTAAACCAAGAGCGGATTGCAGAGACGTACCTAAACCGGCTTGACCAACTTGTGCCCCCAAACCAGCAGCACCAGCAGCGGCTGCACGGTCACGTTCAAACTGTTCTTGGGCACGGAGGAAGGCGGCTTCGCTACCACGGGCTTGAATGTCCCCGCGTTGAGTCATTAAGTTACGTGCGAGTTCAGCGCGTTGAAGCGCTTCAGCAGAACCTCCGGCAACACCACGACCCGCTGCTTGCAGTCCAATATTCCTACGCTCAATATCAGCCGCACGTTGTGCTTCACGAAGGGCGATGTCGGTGACGTTTTGCTGGTACGGAGACATGTAATAGCCAGCTTCACGCTGACCAAACGTACCGGGGGTATAGGCTAAAGCACGACCCAAACCTTGTTGTGCTGTACCAAAACCTAAAGCCCCCGTGCCTTGAGCGCCAGCCATAGCCGTTTGATACTGTTCGGGAGTGCGCAACCCCATGACTTCTGCTTGAACAGCTTGTTGCTCCGGTGCAAACTCAGCAATACGTTGGCCTTGATACGGTACATACGGGAGCGCCGCTACCTTTTGGCCTTCTTGAATTACTTCGCGTACATACGGCACGAGTTCCGGAGGAACAGACTGCTGAACAGTCGTAGTGCTAGACCCACCGCCCTTGCCACCGCCCCCTTCGGGCTTGATGCGCTTGTCACCAATGTGCTTGAAAGCCTCTGGCGGTAGGTCGGGAATATCTAGAAGAAGTCTGCGGTCCATGTGCTTTCCTTAAGCTGGCATGTACTTTTCGGGCTTGATTTGCTTGCCCTGCTTGGTCGTACCAGTACGTGCCTTGCGAACTTTGTCCATCATACTGTAGAGGCGCTGCGCACCGGCCTTAGTAGAGCCATTACCAAGGTGGGAAACGACATCGGCGGGTACAACAAACTCACCATCAGCGAGACGGGCGGGCTGCTTGCCTTCAATAGTAGCGGGAATATCATCGCTCATCCCATCACCCGGACCATCAAGGTAGCCGCCTTTCTTATACCCACCCATCGGCTCACCAAATTCGCGGTTGGCGTTGCGTGCATCAAATACACCCATCATCGGGTTCAAAGACGCAACACCCCCTTGGGCATAACCCATACGGTCAGCATATTGACGGCGGCGTTCAGACAGCGGAGTAAATTCACCAAAGCCAAATGACTGCTGCGGAGCGCCCATAGGTTCGGGAGTTAAAGCAGTTATTGCAGGAGCTAGAGCAGAACCTGTTTGAAAAAGAGCTTTTCCGGGGCCACCCGCAGCTTCAACAAATCTATCTATACCGCCGGGGGAAACAAGCGACTTCAACCCACTACCAGCGGCGGAAAGATTTTGAGAGAAGGCGTCGGTCAGGCTGGGGGTTGTTGGTAAAGGAACATTAATCCCGGGTAGTGGTGCAGCACCGCCGGGGGTTCCGGGCAAAGCTTGGATACCTGTAGTGCCCGCAGTTAAATTAGGCTTTAACGAAAATGCTACGTCGTCAACAAGATTAGGAGCTAATCCACTTTGCGTGCCCATTGCTCCTGCAACACCAACAGCTTGCCCCCCACCAGTTGCTAGGCTTTTACCTACTTCAATACCTTGCGTTAAAGGACTAGTGGTAGCGGGCGCTCCGGCTTTCATCAAAGAAGAACCAAATTGGTTAGCGCCGTACTGCATACCAGCAGACATAAGAGCTTGTAGCGGGTCGCCGGTTTGAACTAGCGTCTTACCGCCAGAGTAGGCAACGGCTAGATGTGGATTGCCCGAAAGAGTTAATGCGGTGGGAACAACGTAGTCTGCAATAAAATCCAGAAACCCTGCTTCCGGAAGGCCCGTATCGGGGTTTATAGTTAAACTACCACCAGCAGCCATAGCTAAATTTTGAAGCCCCGAAACTTCTCTAGGGGTAACGTGCATCAGCATAGTGTCCCTACCGCGACCTAAAGCGGCTAGACCTTGGGCTGCATCTTTCGGATTTAGTGTATTCATGGTCTGATTATATGTGCTAAGCGATTGCCGACACAAGGTTAATTGTAAGAATCACGGACGGAATCTCGGGGCGAGTTGGACTAGTTCCGCCAGCGTAATGTTCTAAAACCACGTCTGCACCGTCTGACCACCACGCAATCTCAAGATACTCTGTCAGAGGGTCGTTAACTGTGAAGATGCCGGACTTAACCGCAACCACGTGGCTATACACAGAAACACTTTTACGGGCAGCTATATCAAACCGAGAACCACTAAGCGGGTAGTTAGTACCGGCATCCTTAGCCCACACTTCGATAATCTGTGCGGCGTTACCCCGATTGGCAAACTGCAAAGACATTGTTACCAGATACTGTCCGGGGTAGTAAGGCTGGATGCGCGTGTCATTAGGGCCAGTGACTGCAATGTTGTTGGTGAAGACCGGAGTATCAAACCTAATCAAATTCTCAGACGTAGTACCCGCGCTCAACTGGTCTTGGTTCGACATCAACATGGCATACGGCGACACGTTCTTTGTGCCATCCCAATACGCCGAATCAAGCTGAGAAAAATAAAGTTTTAGCGCCCGTTGAAGCTGGTCCTGCTGGCCTTCGTTGTAGTCCTTTGTAGGCAGGGGTAGCGCAGGGGAGCGAAACTTTAACATCCCCATACTTAACCCCTCCGACCATCGGGACGAGCATCAATACGCGGCATGCCCATCTGCCACTGCACACCCAGACCATCCGAAGCAATCTTGTACTTCATCTGACGACCACGGGCACGCAGGAAAACTTGATTGGTGTACTGGTCGATGATAGCGGTGGCTTGGTTGCGGCTGGCAGTTACGGTTCTGGTAAGACCGGTGCCTTCAAGATTATCGGTGGCGTAAAGCTGACCGGGGAAGTTGTGCGGTTGAATGGTCAGCTTAACTTCTGGACTATTTGATGTCGAACCCACAAAGTTAATGTCGGGAATAATCCGGCGGATAAGCATGAACTGCTCACCGTCCTCAATATCAATGTCACCCGAAGAGATGTAGGCTTCAAGCGGCAGGCCATCTGCATCAACCCCGCGCTCTTGGTCAAACAACCACCCACTAGTAGAAGCACCTTGGGGGTAAGTACGCAGGGGTGAATCAAGCCAAGCAGTGCGCTCAAGCTGGCCGTAGTACCAGATTTGTTCTTGGTAGTTGTAGATTACGTAGCGGTCAACTTCGGTAGAATTTTGGCTCGGATAGAACCATACAATCTCGTTGAACTGCTCGTTAGTACCGCAGATAGTTTGAATCTGGGTTTGGCGGTTGATGTCTTGGAAGATGTATTGGCGCAGGGTGCACGGCAGCGTATCGACGCGGCCATTGTAGATATAGAACTTATCCCAGCCCATCCAGTATGTAACGTTGTTTACCGTGGTCAGGGCAGCGGGGGAAATGATAGAGATGTTGTCTGCCAGTTCATACAGACCAAATACTTCAGATGTACCCAAGAAGCGCAACGAGTACAAAGTAGAGTCTGTAAATACAAGAATTTCTTCCCGCGTGCGGGTGGCCCGTACAATCTCAGAGCCGTTAGTTACCCGTAAGAAACCAGCGCTGTTGGTGGTAGAAGGCGTGAAGTTCCAAGGTTCGTCTTGGTTAGCCCATCGAATACCCAGCGGGTCGTAGACAGCCGTACCATATGCGGTACCACCGAAAGCCAGCAGGTGTCGGTCCTGCTGCGAGAAAAGAATACTACCTACGATTTGCGGAACGTCGGAAGCATTAGGTACGGAGGACAGAAGAACGGCGCGGGTATCAAAGGTGTTGACGTAATCCCAGTAGTAAATGTCACCGTTGCGGATACAGAAAAGAAGGTCGTTGTTGAACCGGTCTTGTGTATACAGACGAGGGGGAATAATCACAGGTACGTTAGTACCAGAACCCCAAGCACCCCGAGACCATGTGCCTGCACCCCAGCCGTAACCACCAGCACCAGTAGCCGCGCCTGCATGGATATCAAAAACAAACGATATGGGGGCGGTGTACGAAGCAGCGGAAGAAGCGGCTGTGGTTGTAGTGACAGTAAAGGTGTTTACCGTTACGTTTGAGATTATGTGGTTGGTGTTGATTTCAGACGCAGGGATTCCACCAACGGCAGTGTTTACGTTTTCAATAAGTACATAGTCCCCGTTCAACGCACCGTGGCTGTTCAGGGTAACAGTGATTTGGTTAGACCCGGCGGCAGTGTTTAATACGCTCATGTGATATCCACCGTTACTGAACCAAGTGCAGAAGTGCCTTCAAGTCCGGTTACTGAAAAAGAAGTGTTGGGTACAACAACTGAACCAATAGCGCCTGTAGCGCTGACCCCGGCGGGGACAATAACAATTAAACGTGTGGGGGTAATATCAAAGAGAGTCTGACCTGCTTCTACATAGACCTTTACGTTTGTAGCAATACTTAGCAGGTTGTTGCCGTCAGTAGCCACCCAGTTAAACAGCGAACGGCAAATGCCTAAGAACTCAGAAGTAGTGTAGCGCTCCCACCCACCAATCTTTTCGGGGAACCCCGAGCGGAAACGCACCTTGTCGCACTCGTACCAGCCCCCTTCAGACGCATAGTTCGTCTGGTCTCTATTGATGCCGGGTTTGAGTACGAGCTTGGATAAGGCCATTTTTATTGGGCGTTTGTTTGATTTTTTATTACTTGGTACGCATCTCGGCAGGAGTTGTACGCGGCTTGGAGTCGTTCGGCGTCGGCAGCATACCCCGCAAGAAATTCTGCATCTGGTCTAGCCAACTGCGCTCCGGTGCATCCAACAACATCTCCGGTACTGTCGG